GATATGTTTTGGGAGTTATTCCAAATCAGTGATGTAATTCGTGCATCTTACAATGGTTTCCAAAATCAACCAAACGTATTAGCAAACGGTATAGTTGCAATGCTTTACGGATTCGAAATCATGATGCGCCCAGTAGTATCAGTTTATGCAAATTCAACAACCGTTCCTAAAGCTTTCGGTGCTGCTACTGCAACAACTGATAACCTTGCTTGTATCGCATTCCATTCTACAACTGTTGCTCGTGCATTAGGTTCAATGACACCTTTGTATGATAGTGGTTCAAACGGTAATGGTAAGCCAGAGTATTTAGGTTCAATCTTCAACATGGAAATTATGTTAGGTTCTGCGATTTTAAGAGCCGATATGAAAGGTGTTGCTGCTCTTGTTCAAACTTGGGTATCTTAATATTAAATAAATTATAAACTAAAGAGGCCTACCCGCTATAATGTAGGTAGGCCTTTTTTAATACTAAAAAATAAATGGCATTACCAAATATAAACTTTGTCAAAAGCACAAGCGGTTTAGGTAGAGCATTGCCCGGAACAGATTACATTTCGGGTTATGCACATTACTATCCAAGTGGTGGCACATTACCAACTGGCTTCACTTCAAGCGACAGAATCAAAAAAATATTTTCAGTTGCTGATGCTGAAAATTTAGGAATTACAAATACATCATTAGGGGCAACTGCTTCTACTGCAACTGATACAATTACAACTAAATTTACTGTTGGCGATACTTTTAAAATTACTTGCAATACAATAGATGGAGTAAGAGCAGGAGTGCCAATTACTTTGTGCGATTTTACTGCTGTAGCTGCTGATGCTGTAAGTATTACTACAAGCGCGGATAGAATAAGTTTAGAAATAAACGCGGGAACACAAACACATGGTTTTAGTGCTTCAAATGCAGTTGGTGTTGTGACTATTGTAGCACCAAAAAATCAAGGTATATTTTTAAATTCAGGCACACCTTACGTTGTTACAAAAACAGGTGCAGTTGCTCACACATTAGTTCAAAATGTTGTGGTAGGTGTTGCAAGTTGGATTGATACATTGCATTACCACATTAGCGAATATTTTAGAATACAAGCTAAAGGTGAGTTGTATGTTGGTTTATACGAAGAAGAAGCAAGCACATACACATTTGCAGCGTTGACATTGATGCAGAATTATGCAGTAGGTGCTATAAAGCAAATGGCAGTGTTTGAAAAGAACGTAGCATTTACAGCAGCACAATGTGCAGCATTGCAAGCTATTGCAACTGCAAACGAAACGGTTTACAAACCGATGCAAATAATGTTAAACGCTGAAATTAGTGCAACTGCAAGTGTGGCTTCATTAGCAGATTTGTCAACACAAACTGCGCCAAATGTAAGCGTATGTATTGCACAGGATGGCGCAAACGATGGCGAATACCTTTACAAAGCAACTGGCAAAACAGTTGGTTCAATTGGTGCGATGTTAGGCGCGGTTTCATTAGCAGTTGTAAGCGAATCAATAGGATGGGTAAGTAAGTTTAATATGGCATTAGGAAGCGAATTAGACACTATCGCATTCAGCAACGGTCAATTATATACTGCGCTTGCTGATAGTCAATTCGAGAGCTTAAATAACTACTCTTATATTTTCTTACGCAAGTTAACAGGCATAACAGGATCGTACTGGAGTGATAGCAAAACAACTGTTACACCTACAAGCGATTATTCTACAATCGAAAACAATCGTGTTTACCAAAAAATTACACGTGTAGTTAGGGCCAATATGTTACCTGCATTAAGTTCACCATTGAGAGTGAATGCAGATGGCACATTAACCGCAGGCACAATAGGTTATTTTGAAACATTAGCAAATAATCCATTAGTACAAATGGAGGCCGATGGCGAATTATCAGCACATAAAGTTATTATTAATCCAGCCCAAGATGTTTTAGCGACAAGCACATTAGAATTGACATTGCAAAATGTTCCTTTAGGTGTTGCACGTATCATTAAAATAAACGTAGGCTTCGTAAAATCAGTATAAAACATGGCAGCAAATGGACTACCGTTAATTAACGGAAAAGCGTATGAATTCGCAGATATTACTTGCATCATACTTGGAACACCAATCATAGGTGTAACCGCAATCGAATATGGCGAGGAAGATGCAACCGAAAACATCTACGCAACAGGTCGTTATCCTGTTGCACGTGGCTACGGTCAAATAACACCATCGGCAAAGGTTACAATATTAATGAATGAGGTAATGAATATTGTTTCGGCCGCACCAAATGGCAGAATCCAAGACATACCAGAGTTTGACATTGTTGTAACATTTACAGATGCTAATTTGATTCCTGTTGTTCATAAGATTCGCAATTGCAGATTTATGAAAAACATGATTGCTTCAGCAACTGGAGATACATCAATTCCGATGGAATTAGATTTAATTGTTTCACATATCGAATTTGTTTAGTAAATTTGTCGAAACCAAATCAAAAAACAAATGAATAATATTGAAGAATTAAAATCAAAGTATGCAGGTGTTGAAATATACACATTAACTGTATTAAACAGACAAGGCACACCTATAACTATTCACTTGCGTGAAATGGATAGGATTGCTTACAAGACCGTTAGCGCGTTAATTGCTAAAGATGAATTGATGGGTGTAGAATCGTTTTTAAGAACACTTTGTGTTGAGGGCGATGTGAATGCTATTATCAGTGATTTTAAAGCATTACGTAGCGCAGCACGTACAATTTTGCCGATGTTAGAAACCGAAGCGGGTGAACTAAAAAAAAATTAGATTCGGCAAAGAAGTTATTTGAAACGGATGAGTTTGCGCGTCAAAATGCACTCATCCGTTTTTATTATCAAACAGACCCAAACCAAATGAATGATGAACAATGGGCAGAAGCTATTGAAAGCATTATGTGGGTGTTAAAGTTTAACGGTACAATTCAAGACAAGAAATGAACAATTCGGTTGAATACATATTAAGCCTTAAAGATAAGTTTAGCAGTGGCATTAAAAGTGCTACGAGTGAAACTGAAAAACTAAACGGTTCGATGGGTATGGCTCAAAAGTCAGCACTTGGGCTTGGTTCTGCTATTGCTGCTATTGGAGGCGGTTTAATTGCGCGTGAAATAGTAAACGTAACGGCCGCAATGGAGGGCTTGCAAAATCAATTAAACTTTGCAAGTGGTTCGGCATTACAAGGTGGCCGCGATTTTGAATATTTGCGTAAAACATCCCAAGAAATGGGATTGGATTTTAATACTGCCGCAACTGCATTTGCAAAGTTTAGCGGAGCAGCAAGAAACACATCATTAGAGGGGCAAGGTGTTAGAGATGTATTTGAAAGTGTTGGTATGGCATCAACTGTTATGCACCTATCAGCAGAGCAATCAGAGGGCGCATTTAGGGCATTAGAACAAATGTTATCTAAAGGCAAAGTAAGTGCTGAAGAATTACGCGGGCAATTAGGAGAAAGAATACCGGGCGCATTCCAAATTGCAGCACGTTCAATGAACATGACTACATCGGAATTAGACAAGTTTATGGCCGATGGCAAATTAATGAGTGAAGAATTTTTGCCTAAATTTGCAGCACAATTAAAAACAGAATTTGCAGGCGGTATGGATGCAGCAAGTCAAAGTTTAAATGCTAATTTAAACCGAATGAATAACGCATTTTTAGAATTAAAATTAACGCTTGGTGAATTATTAATGCCAGTCATACAAGGTGCAATATCATTGATAACAGGATTTACAAATTTTGTAAAAGAACATGCAGTTGCTATATCGTTTTTAGTTGGCTCATTTACTGCACTTGCAGGTGCTATATTTATTTATAATTCTTATATGAAAATAGCAGCAATTTATTCAGGTGCTAAATTTATATATGGTTTATGGTCACTTGCAGCGGCATTAGAAGGAGTAACAGTTGCACAATGGTTGTTAAACACTGCAACTGCATTCTTTGCGGGTTTAACAGGTGTTGGGTTATTTGCAGTAGCAGCAGCAGGTGCGGCCGCGTTAGCAGTTGGTATTTATGCAGCAAAATCAGCGCAGGATTCATTAAACAAATCAGTAGAAAGTGGTGTAGGTGCTGGGTCAGCAACTAAAGCAATGAATCCAATGAAATCGGGAGGTGCAGGCGCGCCACCACCAACATCCACAACCAAAGCCAAAGGTGGCACATCTACAAACGTAGTTGAAAGTAGAGGGGTGCAGAATTTCAATATACAAATTAAGGAGTTTGGATCGGTTACTTTGAACACAACAAATATTAAAGAGGGTGCAAATCAAATTAAAGAGCAAGTGGCCCAAGCACTAATTGAAGCAGTTAATGATTTCCAATTAATGGCAACTAAATAATGATATGAGTTTACAATTTATAATACCAACACCAGCGCAGAAGCAAAATGTAAGAACACTATCAAAGGGCTTTGGACTTCCATTGGTGCAACGTGCTTTAATAGCTGCGAATAACTTTAACA